AAAGGGCTAGTTTAACTAGCCCTTTAGGTTAGGTTATTAGCCTAGCGTATAGCCTTTAGGTACGCTTAAACTTTTAACTTTAAATATATCGTAAGTTAAAGCCCTTAACGGTTTTAACTTAGGGTTATTAGGGTTTAAAACTTTTAACGTTTTATATATAGCTAACGCGTCGTTATAAGTTTTACCGTTAACTTTATTAGCCCTTTCGCTATTAGCCGTAGCTAAACGCCCTTTATTAGTAAAAGTTAATATAGGGTTAATAGTACCTATATTTTCTTTATTAATAATTTTACTAGTAACGTTAGTAGTAACGCTAGTAGTAGCTTTTTTAGTATTAGTATTTTTCATATTATTATACCTTTAGGGCTAGTTTAAAAAGTAGTTAAAAAACGCCCTATAACTTTTTAACTAAGTTTATTATACGCCTTTTATACTTAATTACTACTACTAAAAAACCTTATAGTAGTAAGGGTTTACGTAATAGTTAGTACTTACTTACGCCCTAGCCCGTACGGTTACGCCCTTTATTTTTACGCCTTTTTAAAAATAAACGTAATTATTTTTTAAAGCCTTTAGTAGTAAGCCTTAGCGTAATAGTAAGTACTTACTTACGCCCTAAGCCGTACGGCTACGACCGTCGCCTACGGCGACACAGTCCGCCTTCGGCGGATACAAACTAAGACAAAACAGACAGACAGACAGACAGACGCAGAAAAGACAGGCGGTACAGCTATAACAGACGTAACAGCTACTACAAATCAACAGTCCTCCAGTAGTCCGCTGTGCCACCCCCCACCCCCCTTTATAGCAACTATGCATAGCGTAACGCCTGCGTCAATAATCAGAAGAGCCATTTACTATAAACTTTACTTTTAGGTCAGTCACTATAAAATACTGAGTATGACGCGGAAAGGGACTCCTACTAAAAATTTTTACTGCAAAATTTTTTAGCTATGAGAGACTATTTGAAATCAATAACTGAGGTTTGCCCTTTTAGTCTAAAGCACTTTGACAACGGAGAAATACCCATACTACATTATTCAGAGCCTTTAGTCCGTGAGTTATATACCGAACTAGACAAGTATCCTGCTATTTTATTCAAAGTTCATAGCACGGTGTGTCGCCACGTACTACAGTCCACGGCACACGAACTAGCAGATGAGTACCCTGAGGCAGAGTGGTTTTGGTCACATCCCGATGAAGGTGGAAACTCGACCGTGGTCCCTGTGCTAATTATGCAAAATAGAGAACACTTGGCTAATGCTCGTAAAGAGTTTAAACTAAACCGTAATGCCTAAACAGTGGTCAAATCAAAAAATCGAGCATGTTAAAAAGAAAACATCTATAGGTAACTCACGTTTGAGCCACGGAGCAGGCACCAATAAAAATCAACGACGTAAAAAATACAGAGGGCAAGGCAAATAAAAACTAGCTCAGCTAAAGCTAAAGGTCGTCGCCTACAACAATGGGTACGGACTAAGCTCATAGAACTATTGTCCGTGGACCCAGAGGACATAGAATCTAGACCTATGGGCAGTAGCGGTGAAGACCTTATTATGGGCGTACAAACTAAAAAGATATTCCCTTATTCTATTGAGTGTAAAAACCAAGAAGCAGTAAACGTCTGGAAAGCCTATGAACAATGTTCAAGTAATACTAGTAAAAATGTGGAAAGTCTAGTTATAATAAAAAGAAACAAAAGTAAACCGTTAGCTTTAGTTGACGCAGAATACTTTATTAACCTACACAAGTAATATGGCAGATAATTTTTTAGAAGAGTACCAAGCAAACAAAGATCAAGAAGCCATGGCAGGTCTTGATAAACTTATAGCTAAAGACAGGTTGATGACTAAGCTATCAGCAGGAGAAGATATGGCTGGTATGGCAATGATGGCAGCTGGTCCAGGAAAGTTTAAAACTGCTTTAGGGTACATTCCTACGGTAGTAGACAAAGTCGATAATTTTAAAAGTTTGATAAAATTTGATGATATCCTTATGAAACTAAAAGGTGTAGAACAACAAGAATTAGCAAAAGCTGCATTACCTAAACTTGTAGAAGGAAAAGATAGAATTAAAAGCATAATAAGGGCAGACGTTTTAAATAACCCAAACGCAAAAATGTCTTTAGTTAAAACTCTAGAAACTAATGAAAGACACTATGGTTCGTTAGCACGTAAATTAGAATCAATTATTGAAGGTACATATGAATCTATGAACACAGGTGGTGTAGCCACCTTGATGCCTTTAAAATATTATTGAAAAAAGAATTATTAGATCAACTACCTGAGGATGTCCTCAAGGAACATTTAGAACTGACCGAAAGGTTAGCAGAAATAGAACGTGTTGAAACTTGTCAAAATGAATTTTTAACTTTTGTTAAAAGTCAGTGGCCACAGTTTATAGCTGGTGCACACCATGCTAAAATGGCAGATGCTTTTGACCGTATAGCGAAAGGTAAAATAAAAAGGCTTATTATTAATATGCCACCACGGCACACGAAGAGTGAGTTTGCTTCACATTATTTTCCTGCTTATTTAGTAGGGCGTAACCCAAGTTTAAAAATACTACAAGCCACTCACACCGCAGACTTAGCAGTTAAGTTTGGTAGGAAGATTCGTGACTTAATGTTAACGGAAGACTTTCAAAAAATATTCCCCGACGTACTCATTAACCCAGATTCAAAAGCAGCAGGTAAATGGGAAACTCAAGATAAACGTGACCCAAAACGAAAGGGCGAGTACTATGCTGCTGGTGTAGGTGGTGCGTTAGCGGGACGTGGTGCGGACTTATTTATTATTGATGACCCTCACTCAGAACAAGACGCACTTAACCCTAAGTCTATGGAAGATACGTACGAGTGGTACACTTCTGGTCCAAGGCAAAGGTTACAGCCAGGAGGTGCCATTGTTATAGTTATGACACGTTGGAACGTTAACGATTTAACAGGTAGACTTTTAAAAGATATGGCTCGTGATCCTAAAGCAGATCAATGGGAACTTATTGAGCTTCCTGCTATATTGCCTAGTGGTGACCCACTATGGCCAGAGTATTGGTCAAAAGAAGAACTAGAAAGTGTACAAGCTACGTTAAGAGGTGGTCCAAAGTGGCACGCTCAATACATGCAGAACCCCAGTTCAGAAGAAGGTGCCTTAATAAAACGTGAGTGGTGGCAAGAGTGGACTAATGAAAAACCGCCACGTTGTGAATATTTAATACAAAGTTACGATACTGCATTTTTAAAACGTGAAATGGCAGACTATTCAGCTATTACTACTTGGGGAGTATTTTACCCAGAAGGTAGTTTAGGTGAAAATTACTATGACGGTACAGCTCCACATATTATTTTATTAGACGCTATAAAAGGTAGGTACAGTTTTCCTGAACTAAAAGCTATAGCCCTAGAACAATATCACGAATGGCAACCTGACGTAACTATTATAGAAGGTAAAGCAAGTGGTATGCCTTTAACACAAGAATTACGAAATATAGGTATACCTGTACAAAACTTTACTCCAAGCAAAGGCAATGATAAAGTAGCTAGAGTAAACGCAAGTGCACCTTTGTTTGAGTCGGGAATGGTTTGGGCACCTGATACTAAATGGGCGCATGACGTTATAGAAGAATGTGCGATGTTTCCTGCTGGTGATCATGATGACTTAGTAGACTCAACCACTCAAGCACTATTACGTTTTAGGCAAGGTGGATTTGTAAAACTACCCAGTGACTATGAAGACGAAGAGCTATATCCTAAACGAAAAATAAGTTATTATTAACCCATGGCAATAGAAAGACAAAATCTCCAAGAAGGTGGCTTACCTGAAGAACTATTAGATCAAGTACAAGAAACGTTAGAAGTTGAGCTTCCTGAAGAAATGAATATTCAAGGAGAACAAACTACTGCCTTTGAAGTTGATCCTTCTGGTAACTTAGTTCCTCTATTTGAAGAGGAAGAAATAATAGCTACCGAACACCAAGTGAATCTAGCAGAAGTTTTAGATTCATCTTCTTTACAAACTTTATCAAGCGAACTAGTTGATGCTTTTGAACAAGATAAAGAATCACGTAAAGACTGGCTTGATGTATTTACTAAAGGTTTAGAATTACTAGGTATACAAACTGAAGAAAGAGAAGAACCTTTTCCTGGAGCTACAGGTGTACATCACCCTTTATTAAGTGAAGCAGTAACACAATTTCAAGCTCAAGCCTATAAAGAATTATTACCAAGTGGTGGTCCAGTAAAAACACGTGTCATGGGCAACGAAAGTCCAGAGGCAATGGGTCAAAGTCAACGTGTAAAAGAATTTATGAATTATCAAATTACTGAAGTCATGCAAGAGTATGACCCAGAAATGGATAGTTTATTGTTCTATCTACCGTTAGCTGGCAGTGCATTCAAAAAAGTTTATTACGACAATCTTTTAGGTAGGGCTACAAGTAGATTAGTTAAAGCTGAGGACTTAGTAGTAGCTTACGAAACTACAGATTTAGAAACTAGCCCACGTTTTACCCACGTTATCAGTATGACAGGTAACGATTTAAAAAAATTACAAATGAATGGTACGTACCGAGACGTACAAATAGGTGAAGCAGGGGTAGATTTAGAATATAACGAAGCAAAAGAAAAGATTGATGAGCTTCAAGGCATAGAACCACCTCTATCTGACTATAATGAGTACTCAGTTTTAGAGTTACACGTCAATTTAGAGCTTCCAGATATAGATAATTACGGTTTTGCCGTACCTTATATCGTTACTATTTTAGAAGATAGCGATGAAATACTCTCAATACGACGTAATTGGGAGCAAGGTGACGAATTATTCCGTAAAAAAGAGTATTTTGTACACTATAAGTTCCTTCCAGGGCTTGGATTTTACGGTTTTGGGCTAATTCACATGATTGGTGG